GTCTTTTATAAGATCAGACAAGCTGTTACTTGTTGACCTATAAGCAAAATTTTTGTCCTGGTTTAAGTCTTCCCAAACATCAACGAGTTTTACCACTTACTCCCACCTCTGCTACCTTCGTTTCATACGTCAAGTAGTGAGCAACAAACATTTTAAAAAAAGTATCTCTTTGTTCCTGTTCCCATTCGTGCATAGCAAAGCTATCTGCCTTGCCGCTAAACTCTAAATACTTTCCTTTAATCTTTGTCATGGCGTACTGTACAGCTTGCGGGTTTGCACTCGCCGCAATGCCTAAAGTTTCGCCCTTCTCAATTCTCTCTTTTATCTTCTCTGTGTGTGCCATCGAACAACTTGCGTACCATCTATTCAAATTATAGTCGTGATAATAAAACCCTCTCGCTGGCTTGAGACAAGCACTGCAAAGAGAGGGTCTTACTGTCTTAGGAAACACCGCTAAAACGGTATGTTATCGTCATCAATACTTTCGCTATCTTCGCTTTGTATTGCTTCACGTTCCTCGTCTTCATCGCTGTCAATATTTTTTGCATCGCGGCTTTTTCTATCCCAATTTTCGCCCTTCTTTCCAGCGTCAATCTTCAAGTAACCAGCGTCATCATGGTTGCATAAAACACTAACAGTTTTACCCATTAGATCATCTGTGTCTGCAAGGTCAGCGTCAGCCGCACTTGCTAGTGCTCTGTAGCTAGACTTGCCATAATCTAAAAGGTAGGCACGCTTGTCGCCATCTTCTATTGTGCGGTCATAGTCGGTGGTAAATGTTGCATCTAAAGTAATGCCTGTATTGTCTACAGCAAAAATTAGCTTTAGTGCTTTCCAACCGTTCTTGCCTTCTACAATTCCGTTTTCGTCAGCCCTATCATCCAAGCCAGCAACACGCAAAGCTGTTACGTTGTATCTGCCAGCCTCTAATTTGCCACCACCGCTACTAGCTTCTGGTGCATCAAAATCAAAAGGTGTTTTCATAATTATTACTCCGTTGCGGCTTAACCTGGGTCATACGTTGAGTAATCGTTAAGCCAGTTTATATCTTCGTCAATTTTATTAACGTAGGTTTGTATTAAATGCTGTGAACCATGAGGCAAGCTATTCATGTCTTGCATTTCTGCGGCATCAATCTTTGCCTCAAGGTCTAACAGCCGTTTTTTACAGTCAGTTAATATGCGCTCTAAATCGCTAGGACTAGGCGGCATCATCTTCTGTTGTAGTTTCGTCCTCTGCTTCTGCTTTCGGTTCTTCCTTTTTAATAGGTACACCTTCTGCGTTAGCTTTGGCATTATCTCTTATCTGCTTGCTGATCTTAGCCCAATCAGGCTCTAATTCATGGTCAAGCTGATAGCGGTTCTTAGCCAGGTAAGATGCAGTTTCTTTTGAGTACAAAACAACATCACCAGTAGAAGTTTTAACCTTGCCGCTTTGCGTTTTTACCGTACCTTTTTTGTAGGTCATAAAAAACACAATGTCGCTGTTTTCCATAATGAGTTCACCAATATTTTTATTTAGCTTCAACTCATATCGGTCATAACCTTCTGTCTCTGGGTCTTCAAACTTTTTAATATGCGTATGTGCAATATTAACTATTGTCATGCCCTTTTGATCACGCAAGGCATTTGTAAGGCTAATGAAGTCAGACCTAAACATACCTTTTGCATCCTTGTAGCCTCTACCAAAGCCTGGGGTGTCAATAGTTTTGTAACCCATCTTGTCACAAACAGCTTGAAACAAAACTGGCTCTAGCCAATCAACCGTGTCAATAACAAGTGTGTTATATTCATGGTCAGTGTCTAGCAGCCATTCCAGGCTTTCCATAACTTCTGCCCAGGTCTTAGCAATGTGCCTTACCTTTTTACTTTTCTCGCTGTCTTTAAATGTAAAGTGCTTTACAGACAACGTACCTAAACCATCTTCCAAACATAAGAAGATAGGGTTTTTCATTGTAGACGCTAGGGTTGTTTTCCCTATACCAGCCGTTCCATGTATCGTTACACGGGGGCTTTTTAGTTGCGCTGTTTCCTCAATACTTAGTAATCCCATTTCTATTTCTCCGTATTTACTAATTTAGCTTTTGCGCTGGCTTCCCTTAAAGGCGTACCAGGCGCGGTTAATTTTAATTTATCAAGCAACAAACCTTGCAGTTGTTGTTTGTCCATCATGGCATTAACAATGATCTTTGCTTGCTCAAAAGGCGCAGCTAATTCATTAATACCCTGCTGGCTCATTAAGATGTCATCAACTAGCGCATTTTCAGCACTCGTTAAATCTTTCTCGTACCATGCTAGCTTCTCGCCTTTCTCGTCAGTGTTAACAAGTTTTGGCTTTCCACTAATTAGGTCAGACATATCTTTATTTGACATTATCCATTCTCCGTTTTTCATAGCGTTTATATTCATCGCATTTGTGGTTGCCCAAACAAAAGCGACACCAGTTGCCTACCTTAAAGGTAGCTTCATCCGAAAAGCATTTGTCTACTTGTGGCTTTAAAACATGAAAGCCCCACTGCACTACAGCTTCACCTGTAGTTTCGTAGTGCTTCCACTTCACACGTGCTTTTGTGCGCGGTTGTACTATGGTCATACAAACCTTAGTGTCACCGTTGCCATGTCGCGCCAATGCGCCTAACGAATAAATCATTAACTGTGAATTTTTTGTTGGGTCTACTGCCCACTTCCCAGTTTTTAAATCAATAATTTCAAGATAGTTTGTCTCTGCGTTCCAAATAATTGCATCTGCTGTGCCGTACAATTCTTCGTGTATTTCATGTGCGCTTACTTGTTCTTCAATAAACAGTCTGCCGCCTTTTTCTTTATGTCTTTGATTTATGAATTTTATATATGTCTTAGCGCAGTCAATGTGTTCTTGCTCAATGTCAATAACAATGTCGTCAGCAAATTCGATCTTTTGACCTAGCCAGGCTTGCTCAAGCGTAGTGTCAACAGCCAAGCCCTTAATTTCAGTTTCAGCAATATTGTGTATCACCGTACCTAACGCGGCTGGCGCAGATTGCGGGTTTGGCTCACCTTCTTGCATACGCACGCTCATACTACAATTAAGATAGCGTTCACTGCTTGACGGGCTAATTTTGCTGTGTGGCATTTACTCACTGCTTATTTTGCGTTCTGTTTCATAGTTTTTTATGTCGTCCATGTTGTATCTGACAACAGAACCAAGTTTAGTGTATGCAACGCCCCTTCCCTCGTAACGCCACTTCTCTAATGTATCCGTGCTCATATTCCAGCGTTTTGCTAGTTCATCGGTAGTTAAAAAGTTTTTATCTTCTGCCATGCTCTCGTTCTCTCTGTTTGTACAGGACTGTATTATGCAGTAAGCCTACTTGATTTTGCAATACTACTTAGGCATTTTGTTCATACTTTTTTTCTGCGTGTAAATTTTGCGGTTACAATTAAGACTAACTTTTTGCACACACACTTATAGGACTTCGTAAAAATGAAAAAGAAAAACCCACTAAAAAAGCAGGTAGGCGGCAACCATTACAAAAAAGATTTTGTAATACAGCCTGTAGAATTTATAGAAAAAAATGAAATTGGTTTTGCGTTGGGTAATGTGATCAAGTATTTGTTGCGCGATAAAGACGACAGGGTGCAAGACCTATTAAAAGCAAAACACTATATAGACTTGCACCTTGCCCTTACCTACAACGTTGACCCAGACGGTAACAAGTTAGACGAAACGTAATTAATATCGCTAACAGTTGTTTCCTTTTCAACGTTGGCGTAAATGTCCAACATCTTAGGGTCTTTGTGTCCAGTTATAGCCATGACACGGTGGCTGTCTATGCCATTGTTAATGGCAACAGTAGCAACGGTTCTTCTTAGATCATGTATACGTAAGTCTGGTTTTCCCATTCTCTCTTTAAGAATATTCCAGGCGTAACGCGGTTCTCTAATTGTAAAAACCCTGTCTTCTGTTCTTGGCAAGCTGTTCAAAACTTTCATTGCAGCATCGCTAAAATATATTTTTTTAGCTTGTCCAGTTTTCTTAGCTGTCTTGTGGTTTTCTATAGTGGCTACATTGCCATCAATTTGCGACCAACGTAGATTACCTATTTCCATTTTGCGTGCACCAGTAAAGATCAATAACCACAACCAAGCAGCACCCTGCGGGCTATGTCTGTACACAATGTTTTCCATAACATCAAAAAACTTAATGCGCTCGTCTGCATCCAGGTAACGCAATCTAGGCGGTATGTGTTTTTTCTTGATCTTGGCTGGAACGTTAACTAGCACCTCGCCGTTTTCTACTGCAATGTTATAAAGCCTTTTGATTAGTGCTAAACCACCGTTAGCCTTGCTTGCACTTTTAATAGCTATGCTGTTAAACCAGCTTCTAACTTCCTCTGTCGATATATCAACTAAACGCTTGTGTAAGAAGCTGCACACTTGTTTGTTAGCAAAGCAGTGCGGGTAAATATAGTTAACAAAAAATTTTGCATCCTTACCATCTGCCTTTAATTCTAGCACGTAGCTTTGATAAACTTCTTGTAACGTGCGCTGGCTTGTACCTACACGCTGGCTTTTTTCTATTAGATCAGCTACACGCTGACGCATTGTATTAATGTTTAAACCTTCGCGGCTACTACCGACTTTACGCAAGCTACCTTTAGCTGTGCCATTATCCAGCTTGCAATAAAAGGTTGTGTATTTAGGCAACCCTGGGTTGTCCTTTTCGTGTCGTTCAATAAGCACTAGCCTATTGTTCTTTTTATCCGTCATTCTCTTTTGCATTTTATACCTCTCTTATAAAACGTTTTTTAGTTATTAGATCACCTTTGCCACGCCCAGGTCTAGTTGACCAACCTTTGTGGTTTGGCGAGTAACGACAAATCTTGTCGCATTGAAAACCTGCATACTCCAAATATTTACCGCTTTGGTTGTGGTGTATGTAAGTCACAAATTTTTTAGCACCAGTTATGCTTACCCAATCGTCCATAATCTCTCTAATAAACCTAGAAAAGAATTTGCGCTGGGTGTTGTTAGCTGGCTTCCAGGTATCCAAAAAACAAATACGTGTTAGTTCATAAATACCTTTTTCGCTAAACCTGCCTACTGGCGTGTTAACAGAACACGCCCCGATCAACTTGCCCCTAGTATAAGCCATGTCATCACGCACACTAATAAACTCACTGCTGTCATCCAGCCAATCATCTTTGTAACGCAAAACATCGTATGGCAAAAACTCATGCCATTCATCGCCAACCGTCAAAGCATAGTTGCACATGGTTATAGCTGGCTTACTGTGTGTCTTATGAAATAGATCATAAACATCACCAGCAAGATCATGGCTAAGATAAACCAGGTTAAATTGATTACTCGCTGTCGTCATTGAGCAGCCTTGTTTGTAATTTATTGTAGTAAATCTTTGCGTTGACCTGCTGGGCAACTTGCTTGATCTCTTTTGTAATCTCGCTGGCGTTCTTTTCAGCTAGTTCTTTTCTGCGCGACAGAAGTTGTCGCTGTTCTTTTCTTAGCTTGTTGTATGATCTACGAGACATAACGTGTGCCTCTAATTCTAGTTCGCGCTTAATAGCGTAAAGGCGTTGATACGCCCAATCGTACTCGTACTTTTCTTGCTCAGTCATTTTAATACCTCACTCCATTGCTCTGCCATTGCTTGTGCAATGCCAGGGAAAAACTTACTGCGTCTTTTCCAGCGATCAGCACCAGGGCTAGCTAGGTGTATGTCGCTACGTGCTGTAGAACCATCAAGCGTACCTGTCTTTTCTAGCGTAGGTAAATTCTTGAGCCATAAGCACGTGCGCTTCTTAACGTTGTCTTCGCCTTCCTCGTCATGTCCAAATTCCCAAGGGTGAACGCTTTGTGCAAAGTGCTCGTAATTACGTATGCGCTGTTTAGCGTGCTTGTGCATTACTGGATTTTCTACAGCAATGTGCGGTATGTCAGCGTTCCATAGATCACTAAACAACTCTGCGCCCTCGTCTAACTCAGCCCACATTTGATCTAGTGTTTTGCCTTCTGGTGGCTCTGACAACCAGCGCACGCCAGAATTACAAAGCCTAGTGCAAGGCGGGTGAGCAACCATAAGTAAATCCCAGCTATCCATAGTAAGCACGTTGCGTACATCATCTTGTATGTGCTTGTTGGTAGGCTGGTCGCTAGGCAATACGTCACAAGACCAGGCATCATAACCAAGATCATTAAATGCCTCACGCACTGTGCCGCTTGTCTCACAAGCAACTAAAATTTTAATTTCGTGTCGTTCTCTCATTGTACATTCTCCGTTGTAGTACGACTATTATAACAATAGTCGCACTATAACGCAAACGGTTATTATTACTCGTACCAGTTATGCTCACCGCAAACGTCAACTCTGCGGCTCAGTCTTGGGTCTGTAGCTGCTTCGCCCTTGCTGTTGATCTTTAAAATATAACTTCTATTACGGCACGCCCAATTTGCTTGTAATGCCCCTAATGCATCTAAAATATCTACACAAGGTATTTCCCTGCTATGTAGTGGGTAATTCTCTTTGCCCGTGCCAAATCCGACACAAAACAAATAACGCACACCGTTTTTATAAAGAGTTTTTAAACAACCAGGGTCATCACTTACTTGCTCATAGTCCATTATGTCGTATGACTTTGCTACACCCCCTGCTTGCAAGTGGTATTTAACTGCTCGTAATGCAGATTTACGGCTAACAAAGGTGTCATTTTCAAACGGCGCATAGTTTGTTTCCCATTCACCAGTGCTAAGATTTTTGTAAAAGTTAATATATACATTGCTAGCCGTGCTGTAAGTTTCGTAAACATGGTGTGTGCGTTTTACAAGTTTAAGTTCTATAGACATTGTGGTTTCCTTCTCTCTCTCTATGTAGTCACACTATTAATAGAGCATAGTCGCACTATCATAGCAACCCTCTAAAATATTTTTTTGTGTTGTCACAAGGTTGTCACAAAAGCCTTACAACCAGATACAACCCCTTATGTTACCAGGGTAAGAGGTAATAGTAATTTTTGAGATTATATATAGAGAGTAAAAAGATAAGGTTGAATTTTGGACGTTTTACGTTTTATCCCAAACCAGATGCGCTACCAGGCTGCGCTACGCCCCGCCCCTTGTTTTTGGCGATTTTTCCGACATTAGTTTTTCCATTTTTTCTCT